AATGGCTCAAGACCTTCGATGGATTTTTTAGTCTCATCATAGATGCTTGCATTACTCCATGTAACCACACCGCTTGTAGCCAATGACTTGCCATCGACACTTGTCCCATCGGAAATAACTCCGACAGATTTATATTCATCGCCATCCCAATAACAAATACTTAATACTGTCGCGCTTCCATTTGATTCATCATCTGGAACGGCAATATATAATCCGGTTTGTCTAGTTGAAAATCCGGCGATAGCGTAACTTGTGTTTGCAAAATTATCCAACTCAACATATGTTGAATCTAATGTAGATGAATAATTATATTCATAGACCTTTAGAACGATATCTTTCCTGTTATCTCCTACGTATGTGTATCCTGCCGATAGAACACGATAATACCCATCCCATACATCTTTAATTAATTGGAATGGCATATCAACTTTTATATTAGATATTGTAGCGTCGCCTTCTGTATATTCGACAAGATACCAATATAAATAATACCCCTCGATATATTTCTGTTGTGATGTTTCAATAGTCGATACCCACTTTAGTTCACCATTCTGACCCAATGGAACTCCGGCAGTTACCACGGTACCATCAGATATTATAGGGACACTACTCCATGAGTTCCCTGTAAATTCCTTTACAGAAGGAACACCGGCTAATGTGTTCTCTCCGCCGGGAGCCAACTCAACATAAATGCCCTGGGCTGGCCTTGTGCACCCAACAAGGAACCCTTTCTTTTCTTCCGCATATGGGGCAGAAGGAACAGTGAAATTACTTGTCCATCTTGAGAATCCTTTCGATAGTCTGAACTCATCAATATGACCTGAAAATACATTTGTACCATCAGAACCTATTCTAAACGCGGTAGTCGGTAGGTCCGGCATTGTTGATATTGCGGTGGTAACTGTTTTGTTTGTGACCTTAACACCTTCAAGATAGAAATCAACATCAGACCCGTTTCTTGAAATAGCGTAATGCTTGAATGGAACTGGGTTAAACCAGTCTTTTAATGTTGAATCTTGATAATACCAAATATAATCAGCGACAACGACACCAACACTTTTAGCATATAGTCTTATCGAACGTGACCCAATAAAAATTCCATAATCACCATGTGAAACAAGGGCTGTCCCATGTGAAATAAACCAATGGTTATTGACATCCTGGTATTGTCCGCATATCCCATAGTTATTCGTTCCGGCGGAAACAGACGATAATCTTTTCCATAAATCAATACAGAAGTCCCCGGTACCAAATGAAAAATCACCGTGTCCTGGAGTTGTTAAATACCCACCGGCAAACTTTACAGAACCTGTACCAAACTTTGCGTAAGCAGTATCTACCTCAACAGCACCGGATGCGGTAAACACATGAGAAGTAGTTGAAGAGTCTAAAATGCTAGTTCCAGCGGTACCATCTGCTTCCCCGGCATGAATTAGGACTTTTGTATAGGTGTCCGTCCCGCCACCTATTGTAACAACATTACCAACTGTTTGTTTTGTGTTGTTGATGATATCAGTGTAATCAACCGGATTTGTTGGAGTATCGGATGCGCTATCCAGTGTGGCGGCTGTAGCAATAAAAGCCGAGCATCTGGTCTTTGTCCCGCCCCAAATACAATTATCAACTCCGTTACAGTAAACCATGTGTCCAGCGGGGGCGTTGCTGAATGAACCACGAAGCGCCCCTGCCGTATCTGTCCATAATTCAGTGGAACTAAAATCCCCCGTGTTCGGGATAACAGCTTCATTTGTAAGGACTTTTGCGCTTGTCAGAGTTTGTTCGTATGCCTGTACCATCACATGGGATTCGCCGGTATCGTCTTTGGAAAAATGAAAAATACTGCGGGCCTTCAAATAAGATGAAAGAGCAGTTGTGTTAATCCTCGTCATACCCAAAACACCTTCAGGGTGGGTATCGGTATAACGCATATTTGTAATCTGCCGGTAGTTATTCCCAATTAATGACGGGTCTTCAGACAACATTAACTGCCCGTTTAACGGGATAATAAATGGTTCATCAGGAAAATCCTGACTCGCCTGAATCTGCGGATTTAATTGAGGCAACGCATATTTTTGTTCATTCTTTGGGTCAGCCATTTATTGAAACCTCAAGTCATTTGTCCCGTCCGGAATATTCGGTAACAGTGCCTGGGACATAAATTCCAATTCATTTATAAACATATTCATCAACTGTATTGCAGGACCTGGCTTCCTGTCCTGCTGTAGAGCTCTTGACGCCGCGTAGTAGGTTATTAATACACACAGGGAATAAGGAATAACCGGAATATCATCAACAGTCACCAATGTCGGGGGATAGTCCAGAACGTACAATGTCAGATCATAACTATAAACCGGCTTCGGTTCTATCCCAATATAGGAACCATACTCATACCAATATTGTGGGGCAACACCATCCAGTTTTGTGTGGCCTACTTGGATAGGGGTAATCTTGATTAATGCCACATTGTTGTATTCGACAGCCAGGCATTTATATCCGGAGAATGCCACCGTTCTCTGAGATGGAAGAGTGCCGACATGATCTATCACCCGGTAACATCCGGTACGTTCGGCTATAACTCTTATCCCTTCGTTGATATAGAGAGTTATGATATCATCGGTCCAGAAATCGGCGGAGACTTCATTTAGAATCGTCCGAACGCTACTTCTGATATTTGATAATGTGTATAAGTAAGCTGCCATTATTTTCTACCCACTTGTGTTTTTGTGTGCACCAAATCCGGAAGCCGGATGTCCACAATTCTCGCCGGGCGACGGCGGATGTATTTGTTAATGAGCCCCTGGAGCATGGAAATATATTCTCCATATACAAGGGCAGACCGCTGATACTTTCTTGCCTTTAAAAACCCCATAGCTATCGCATATAAAGGAATAGCATCATGGAACTCGTAGGAAATTTGCGGTGAGTTTCCGTCCGCCGACATTTGATTTGTCGGGCTGGAACTGACATATAATTTCAGTGTATGAACAGCGGTCGGCAGAGGTTCTATTACAATGTAGTTCCCCCACTGGAACCAGTATTCAGGGGTTGTTTCACCACGTTTCGATATATGACCGAGGTGATGTGGAGTTACCCTTATCTTCGCTACATCAGGATATGGTATCCATAATGTATTGGTGTAATCAAACCATATGGCACTGGTAGTATCCAGCCAGACAGCATCATCAACGTCCTGCCAGTTTGTTTCTCCACCAGGAAGAAACTTCGTATATTTCGTGGAAGTCAACTCCACATCATTCACTTTGTCCCCGGTGAAGGCGACCAGACGGGAGTTTATGGTCGTGGAAAGATCAAGTGTTGTTTCTAGGCAACCGGTCTTGGCCGCGATGTCGCGCTCGCCGGCGTTGATCCAGGCGACGATTTGCGGATCGGTGAACTGTGCAGGAGATGCTTCGTCCAAGACTGCCCGCACACTATTTTTCAATTCAAGTAATGTCATATATTTATTACCCCTGGTATTTTAACACCACCCTTTAAATTAACAAGGTGGGCAACTGACCAGCAAACTCCCCTATCGTTCATTCCTGTTGTATATCCACGCATTACCTGGAATCTCACCGGAGAATCTATGTATTTTGCATAATCCCTATCGCTGTAATACAACCATGAATTATCGTTCCAGAAAGAAACGTGTGTCGGGTCCTGAAATGCCCCGCGGCCATCTGTGGAAGGAACCTGGATAAAAGCGTAACCTCCGGGGGCGAGAACTCTGTACAATTCCTTCATGGTTTTCAGTGGATCACGGAGATGTTCAAATACATCATAGGCCCTTATAACTCCTACTGAACTATCTTCCATCGGCCATCTCTCGTTTAAATCGGCAATCACATCAGCATCCTTCAGGTCAACTGATATGTAATCGGGGTACGATTGTAACCGCCCGCCAAGGTCATATGATTTTAAGCCACTACATGCCGACCATTTCAATGCCATTTTTTCAATGTAGTAATCATATAACGGCCAGACACCCTTTTGAATCTCTTGGTTATGTCGGAGCCATGAATTGTCCGTGTGTACCCTGTACACATAAAGTCCTTTGTCGATATGATAAAAATCTGTAGCAAGATATAGCCGGCACATCAGGTCTTGGTCGTCCAGTACCGGAAGGTCTGGATTATATCCTCCAACAGATTCATATACACTCTTCCTAAAGGAACGTAGATGGTCTGGAGCATACCAAATTTTTGATACACTTGCTGGAGTTGCTTCAAAGCATATTGGTTCGTCCAGTAGTTTTCCTCTAAATTCTTTTTCACGATATACCCATCCATGTTTTGAATCGTATCTGGGACGCTTCCCGAGTTCCATATCCGTTATTAATGAATTGGAATATACAAACCCAACGTTGGGTTTTTTGAAGGCATCTTTAACGCATTCAATAGCATCCGGCGTAAGTAGATCATCGTGGTCCAACTCAAGAAGAATGTCACCTCGACATATTCCACAGGCTTCTCTTTTCAGGCGGCCTATTTTACATTCGCCATTCTGTATATCCGACTTTACATTAACAACCCTGTCGTCGTTAAACTCAACAAACTTCGCACCATTATTATACAAAATAACCCACTCATAGAAATCCTGATCTTTGATGCTTTCATAAACATCCAGTAAATATTTTGAATCATGTGTTGGTGAAAATATTGATATTCTCATTAAAACTCCATTCTGGCCCCAAGGATAAAATTATTTAATGTAGCCCCACCTTCTACTCCTATCCATACTCCCTGCCATATTCTTCTCGGATTTATTTTATAACCAAAAATTTCCGCTTCCGGCTCCAAAGCCATTGCTACTAAAGTGTGGGCAAGCATTGCCGTAGGCATATAAATATCAACATCCTTTGAACTTGGGTAATCACCAAGGACAATGTTTGTTTCATGGTGATATTCTCCATCCCATTCCCAGTTCTGTTTTGCCATCCACCTTGTTTGCGCCCAATCAACCACGGACAGTGAAATAAAAACTGTCTGCCACGCCGTATCTGTCTTACTCCAATTATCGGCAAATTTATATTCTGCGAAACAATTTGAACTTAAAAAAAGTAAAAATATAATTGTCAGCAAAACCTTTAGCTTCATTACTATTCCTCTTTAAAATGCTCAAGCATGGCCATGGCGTTAACCTTCCGTTCTGTCCATTCAGCAATTTCTTTATTACATTTTTCTATCATCCCAAGAAACTGATATTTTGCGTACACAGTAGTTTCAGAAGATTCTTCCTCGCCGGTATAAGGATTAAATTT